CCGATCCGGACCGTCTTCACGTAGGTGACGGCCGTCTTGCCGTTGAGTCCGTTCAGGGCTGCGGCAATGTTCCTGATGACACCGAGAGCAGCATCCCGCGCCGAGACCTTCACCTGTCCATTCGGCAGGTGGGTGACCTTGTAGCCGACCGCCTTGAGGATTGCCTCGGCGCCACTGGACAACGCCTTGATCGTGATCGACTTAGAACCGGGAGACTTCCGGACAGCCGAGTTAAACGTCTCCAGGTCGCGCTGGGCATCCTCCTTGTCCAGCTTGACCCGGGACACCGTATCCGTCGGGATCTGCAGCAGCTGGCTGGCTAGCGCCTTCGCCTGCTCCTTGTTTAGGCCCATCGCCTGCGCCTGCTTGATCAGCTCGGCGCGGCCCTTGGAGTAGATCCCGTTGACGGTCTCCCAGCTCGACCCGGCCTCACGCTGCGCCGCACCGGCAGCGTCGGTCTTGTCGGCGAGATCCTGCAGCGCGCTGGCCGCGTTCCGGGCCTTCTCCGAGTTGAGGTTGAGGACGCCGTTCGTCATGGTGAGGGCGCCGTGGTTATCCTTGGCTGCTTTCGCCGCGGCGTCGATAGCCGCCTCGAAGCCGATCATCCCGCCCAAGCCTTGGCGGTTGACGTCGTTCAACGCCTGGATGGACTGGCGGAGACCGTCCGCGCTCTGCTTCTGCGCGTCTAGCTTCGCCTGCGTGTCCTGCGCCGCCTTCCCGAACAGCCCCATCGACTGGGCGGCAAGCTGCTGCTCCAGCGCCTGGTCCGCCAGCGCGCTCTTGTAGTCGTCGAGCTGGCCGGTGATCTCCTTCTGTGTGAAGCCTTGCTTCTTCAGCGCCTTGATTGTGTCCTCAAGGGCCACCTTCGCGAGATCGGCCTTGCCGCCCTTGACCATGTTGGCGAGCGCCTTGTCGAGGCCGTCGAACGCCTGCTTGGCGTCCTTTACCGGCGTCGAGTCCATCCCAATCAGCTGCGTAAGGAACTGCTGCGTCTTGTCCAAGTTGCTCGGGCGGGCCAGCGTGCGCAGTGCATCCCCGAGCTTGCTGAAGTCGTCGCCGAAGACTCGCGCCGCCTCACCCGATGCCTTACCCGTCTGCGCAAGCTTGCCCAGCGCCGTCGTCATCCGGTCGATGTCTGGCGGCGCCTGCTTGCCGATGTTCGACAACCGGGTCAGCACCAGCGCGACAGCCGCGATCCCAGCCACGATGACAGTGGCCCTCGCAGCCGCACCCAGCGACAGGAACGCCGCCTTCAACCCGGCGAGGCCGCCGCCGGCTGCAGCGGCTGCCGTTTGCAGGGCGGTTATCTTCCCGGCGAGGGAGGTGAAGCCGCCTGCGATTGCGCCGATGCCCGTACCTGCGAGTTTGATCAGTTTGAAGGCGGCGTAGATCTGCATCAGGTTGGCAATGAGCTGCGGTGGTGCAGCGGCGACGAGTTTCGCGAAGGCGTTGACGATCGTCAGCAGGCCCGGTCCGGCCTGTGCCGCACCTTGGGCGATGTTCGCGATGGCCTTCACCAGGTTTGACAGCAGCTCGCGCACTGCGGGCCCTTGTGCCTTGGCGTAGGCCATGAACTCCGTGAGCGGGCCCTTCGTGTTGCCTTCGGACAGGACCCGGATGAAGTGGATCGCGCCGTCCGTCGCAGACTTCAGGGAGTTGTTTGCGAAGTCGGAGAACCGCTTCGCCAGCCCGTCGAAAGCCGACGTGTTAATCGCACCGCCTGCGACCTTCATCAGGCGGTCCAACTGGGTCGAGGTGCCTTCGACCATCGGCTTCAGCTTCGGCAGGACCGCACCCAGGATCGCGAAGGAGTGCTCCACCGGGACCATCGTGAACTTCGCCGTGCTATCGGAGAACGCGTGGAACTGGTCCCGCAGATTCGAATACCCGGCCGCCGCACGCTGCGTCGCCGCAGGCATGCCCTTCAGCGTGTCCGCGATGAACGCCTGCGCCTGTGCCGCCTGCTTCGACCCGGCCCCGTACTTGGTGACGGCCTGCGTGTACTTGTCCTGCGCGTCCGCCGCACTCTTGAGGTTCGCGATCTGCGGGACCACAGCCGCACCGAACGCAGCCACCGCCACACCAGCGGCACCCGCATGTACGGCGATCGGCGCGAGCGACGCCGCCACCGGCACCGCGGCCGGCGCCAGCGAGATGAGGGTGGACTTGAGGTCGTCGAGTGAGATCTTGGCTTTGTTCGACGACCGCTGCATCGACCCGGCCGACGTCGCGAACCGGCCGTCCAGGGTGCGCAGCTGCCCGTTGATGTCCCGGAATCCGGCCGCAGTCTGGTTGTTGACCCGGACTGTGATCGTCACGTCATCCGACATCGTCCACCCCCTCTCCTTGGTCGCGGGCGCCCCCCATCTCTTCGATGGCTACGAGGCGCATGAGTTCGGTGTCCTCCGCGAGGAGGGAGGACAGGGTGTAGCCCGGAAACCTCTCCAGCAGGCCGAGGAGGTACCGGGCTCGGGTCAGCTCGCCAGGCTCCCCGACAGTGCTTCCATCGGAATCGCGGATACCGCCGGGGACGGCTCGCCAGAGGGCGAGCTCGCGGGCAAAGGGTCGTCCTTGTGCACCCCGATCAGCGTCTGGATCCAGGCGTTGTTCAGTGCGGCAACGAGATCGTGGTCCAGTTCCTTGACCGCCTCGATGGTGGTCGGGAGTGGCTGGTCGTTCTCGTCTTCGAGGTTCCAGGAGAGGAGGTGGTCGACGAAGCGACGCACGGAGTCGGCGCCGCTCGTTTCGCCTTCGCCGCCGTCGAGGCCGGTGACCTGCTCCCACTCGCCGTAGGACATGCCGGACAGGCGCGCTTCCACCCCGTGGAACTCGTGGCCCTCTTCGAACCGCACCGTGTACGTCTTGGGCTTGACCTTGAATCCCATGCGCTACTCCTTAGGCCCAGGTCGGGACGTTGCCGTCGGCCAGGCTGCCGGGTGCGGACCAGGTGAGTTCGCCGCTGTCGGAGCGGGTGAGCTGGTAGTCGGTGAAGACCATTTCGGTGGCGAGGGTGACGCCGTTGACCGTGACGGTCACGGTGCGGTTCACGCTCGTGCTGGGCACGGTCTTGAACACGGCGTGCGACTTGTTCGCGGCCGGGTTGAACACGCCGTTCAGCGTGATGCTGGCATCGGCGAGCAGGAGGAGCCGCTCGTTCGCGGACTTGTCGACGCCCGTGACGTCCTGGACACCGCGGGGGGTGGCCATCTGCCAGTTCGTGATGTCGTTACGAATGTCCTGCACGGTGCCGCTGGAGTCGTCCACGGACAGTGCGGTCTGCGCGAGGCCGGTGCTCTTCGCCATGGGTGATCACCCTTTCTGGATCTCGTCGGCGATGCTCTGCTGATGAGTGGCGAAGTCGTCCACCCACTGATCAGCCCGCTGAAACAGGCGGGCCTTCGTGCCGCGCGGATTGCCGCGGTGGTCACCATCGCGCACGACGTACAAAGGAGGCCGGTCGATCCGGGCCTTGTGTTCGGATGCCTTAAAGCAGGGCTGGCCGGCCTCGAAGACGAGGTAGGTTTCGCCTGCGGCGACGGGCTGCTCGACGTACTTCCGGCCGGACTTGCGGGCGGCGTGCTGGAGGTCCGGGGTGAGGTTCTCCAGGCGGACGCGCCAGCCGTTGAGGTAGTGCGGGCAGTCGACTTCGGCGCAGGTGGCGGGCCGGAAGTGGCTGCTGAGCGGGGAGACCATGGAGTAGGTCTTGTAGGCCTCGGGGCGCATCAGCGGTTCGGGCCGGAACAGGTGGACGCTCATCAGAACGTCACCCCCGCCGACTCGTTCTTGATCAGGTTCACGGCGAAGCTCACCGAGGAGAACCCGCCGGTTGTGACGGTGACCGCGCGAACGTACCGGCGGATGGTCGCCGTGTTCGACAGGGCGATCCGCTCCGACGTGGGCGCAGCCGTCACCTGCGTGAAGCCGAACCCGGTCACGTCGGTGAAGGAGACGTTGTCTGCCGAGTCCTGAATCTTGATCGTCACGTCGGTTCCGGTGAAAGAGAACACCTGCAGATAGGCCTGGCCGCCGAACGACAGGGACTGTGTGGTGTCGACGCTCGTCCCGTTCGTCGCGGCCGTGTCTGTGCGCACACCGGCCGTGAGCTGAACGCCCCACTCGATGCCGTAGGCGTTGGACTGCGCCGACACGCCGAAGGTGAACATGCCGTCGTCCGCGCGGGTGGGATCGTAGTTGACCTGCTTCCCCACCAGACTGGCGGCCGGGTCACCGAGGTTGGTGCCGCGGCAGTACGTGAGGATGACGTCGGTACGGGGCAGCGCGCTGAGCTTTTCGTGCGTGCCCGTCCCAGCCTGCACGTGGTTGAAGAACGTGGTCATCTCCATACGGCCGTCCCGAAGGCCGCCTTGCCGTTCGTAAGCGGACTTGTCGATGCCGGTCATGTTCAGCAGGGCGGGGCCGCCGCCGATGCTGCCGAGTTGCTGGATGTCGCCGGAGGCGTTGAATCCGGCGATGTAGAGGTTGTCGCCGAGCCCCGAGGTCTTGGCCACTACGGTGCCTCCGTCCATACGTCGTTGATGATCAGGGGCACAGTGAGCGTGGCCACCCGGTACGTTGTGCCGCCGGCGAAGCCCGTGTAGCCGAAGTCCGCGGCGAGCGGTGCGCCGTGCATGCCGAGGAGGTCGACGTTCGCCACGGTGCCGCCGAGTTCGAAGTCGCCGCTGTAGGCGTTCATGAGGCCGTCCACGGCGCCTGTGAGGGCCACGTCCACGTCGTCCTGTGGTTCCGTGTCGGCGGGCAGGAATACGCGGCCCATGAGTTCCAGGCGGGCGGACACCGAGTCGAGGCCGGAGCGGGCAGGGATCGGTGTGATTCGTTTGACCCACAGGCAGTAGATCAGGCCGGACCCCGGCGCGGACACCGGCTCGTGCCCGAGTACCTGCTCGAACAGGCCGAGGCTCTGTGCGTGCGACAGGGCGGCGCTGCGGTAGGTGGTGAGATCCAAGGTCACGGGCGATCACATCCGTCCCGTGTACCGGCGCAGCAGGCGCTCACCGATGCCCTGCTTACGCTCGTTCAACCGGCGCCGGGTGTTGATCCAGTGGTCGTAGCCCTTGAACTTCGTCACCGGGAAGTTCCTGCTCCCGACGCCGGCCAGCCACGGCCCGTATACGACACGCTGATCCCAGATCTTGTGGCCGTCGACAACCGTGCACCGGGACTCGTAGTAGCCGGTGGGGTGCCGGAAGTAGCGGTGCATCTCCTCTTTGAGGATGTTCAGGCCTTCGTCGGCGAGCTGGCGTTCCAGCCGGTTGACGTAGGCGTTCGCGAGGGCCTG